CCCATTCAGTTTATTGGCTCGAAGATGGGCATGATGAAGGAGTCGCCGGACTATGCACAAGATATCCACAATAACCGCTTAGGTATTGAACTCGCATCTAAGTCCAAGAGCCAAGAAGAACTGCGTGCCCTTGTGCGTCAGATGGCACTTCAGGCCCAGCAAGGGCAAACACCTGGCAAAGCCTCTATTGGTAGGCCCGCCGGCACACCCGACACGGTAGGCAGGTATGGTTCGCAAGGCCCTGTCAAACGCGCTGATGGAAGCCCACCCAGCGGAGAACGGCTCACGCCACAACAGATCGAACAGTTGGCCGCCGACCAGGCTGCGCTCAATCAGTACTATGTTCCCAAGGCACGACCAAGCACTGGCATGAATCGCCAGAAGGGCCCGATCAGTAAGCAGCTGGACACAGGCGAAGCCTACATAAACATGGCCAAGGGCGTGACCGAGTTGCCCTACGACATTGCAGGCGCTCCCGTAGACATTGCCACCTTGCTCATGCGCCCGTTTGGTTACAGCACAGAAAAGCCCGTCATGGGAAGTGACTGGATCAAGGAGCAGATGACGCGGGCCAACGTGCGACCAGAACCTCCTGCCGATCCAACGTCCAAGGGCTTCTACACAGCAGGTGAACTCTTGTCTAACCTAACCAACCCAGCGGGCGTTACACGTGCAGGGGTCAAGGTTGCCAAGAAGACAGGGGAAGTGGCTACCGATGTGGCCAAGGACTTCCAACAGTACAACCGCCAGTTCTCCGTGCCCGGCGCGTCATATGCTGTCCGCCCCGAAGGCGGTGGCACGTCATTCACGAACGTGCAGTCCTCTGGAAAGAGCAATGCCTCCATTTCTAAATTGGACAAGATGATTGACGCGGGAGCCAATCCAGGCATCGCAGGCTTGTCAAATGAGATGGGCGATGCCATTGAAAACTTCTGGCGCTCCAAGGGACAGAACTATTTCACTCGCCAGTACGGCACACCAAGTGACCCGATATTCAAGCAGATCATGAGCGGCCAGTTGCGCACTCCTGCTCTACAAAAGCAAATCCCTGACTATGCGATAGAGCAGACCCAAGTAGGTAAGACCAGGGTTGATCCCGTAACCGGAGAGTCAAGGTTCTATCCCAAGTACCCACAGGCGTTGGAAGACTTGACGCGTCGCTACGACGAGATGACCGGGGTCAGGGGACTGGCCTTCAATACCAAAGAGCCAATCTTTGACCCATCCTATCCCTCTACCATGGGCGACCGTGGACGCCAACTCCAGACTCAATTATCAGAGGACGTGACGGAGAAGATGGTGGCAGGCGGGATGGACCCTAACCTCATCAACCCCAACGTATCTCTGACAGGGCCACGTGGAGACGGGTCCAGCGATCTGCTTAACTACATACCGAATGAATACAAGGAACTGTACAACCTGTATAAGCAGCCTCCCGAAGAATCAAACATGATTAATCGCATATACAAGGAACTGGGGTTAAGCGAAACCAAAGTCCCTGGCGTTTTGCCTGAGAATATCAAGAGAGCGATTCAGACGAGCGAGCCAATCTACGACATCGACATGCCGTACAAGAGCGCGCTTGAAGACTTGCTGTCACCAAGGAATATCAACCAGTACTTGGCCACGTTGTCTCCAAAAGAGATTACCAAGATGCGTTTTGAAGACGTGGTCAAGAACTCGGCCAGGTACAACCTGGACATGTTCAACACACAGAATTTGGTTAACGCTGTAAAGAGTGGAAAGCGTATTCCAGAAAAAACCTGGAAGCAGGGCTTGAGTGAGCCACTGATGAACTTTGAAAAAGAAGGACAGAACTACACTTGGCACCGCATCCTTGACAATGAGGCCACGGCACTTGAAGGCGCATACATTGGACACTCTGTTGGTGGCTATGCCAAGGGAGGCGCTTATGGTCCAAAGGAATACCGTCGCTTCAAGGAAGGCCAGGAGGTACAGGTCTACACTTTGCGCGACTCAAAAGGCAAGCCGTTTACTACTGTCCAAGTGGAAAAGGCATACACAGGGCCATTAGGCCGCGTACTCTCCGAGTCAGACATTGCGCGCGCAAAAGCCGAGGGCCGTGAACTGGGACCCATGAGTACGATTGTGAAACAGATCAAGGGCAATGGAGCCAAGACAGGTAACGTTGCTCCTAAAGATGCAGAGAACGAAGTGTTGTCCTTTTTGAAGAACTACATTAAACCGGATAAGATTGCTGAGAGCGATAGTTATCTGACTCCCAAACTGGAAGAGTTTAAGATGGACTTATCTGGACGTCCTCGTCCATAAGAAAGAGAAACCATGCCCATAGACAAAGCAGTAAACCAGGCCCCTCAGTTGGACATCGTCCTCGACAATGAGGACGAGATGCCCGACATTGAGATCGTGTTGGAAGAAGACGGCAGTGCCGTGGTCAACATGACCGAAGACGATGCCAACGAAGTTGACTTCTACGCCAACCTTGCCGAGGTCATTGATGAGGACGACTTGAGCGATATTGCCAAGGATGTCGGCGCAATGTTCGAGGCTGACAAGTCGTCCCGCTCGGACTGGGAGCAGATGTACTCCAAGGGCATGGACTTGCTTGGCCTAAAGCTTGAAGAACGCACCAAGCCTTTCAGGGGCGCGTCGGGCGCGACCCATCCAATGTTGACAGAGGCCATTGTGCAGTTCCAGGCACAGGCGTTTAAGGAACTAATGCCGGCTGGCGGCCCTGTTCGCACACAAATTGTTGGCCGTGAGACGGTAGAAAAGGCCCAACAGGCCTCTCGCGTGCAAGATTTCATGAACTACCAGATCACTTCGGTGATGGAAGAGTACACACCTGAGTTTGATCAGTTGCTTTTCTACACTGGATACGGCGGTTCTGCTTTTAAGAAGGTGTACTACGACGGCCAATTAGGCCGCATGGTCTCCAAACTGTGCTTGGCCGACGATGTTTACATCCCGTACAACGGCTCAAGCGTCATGAGCCAGTGTCCACGGATCACGCACCGCATTGCAATGGACTCCAACGAGTTCAGAAAGCGCATTGTGGCCGGAGAATACCTGGATGTGGACGTGGAATCGCAGACCATGCTGCCAGATACCACTCAAATTCAGGATGCAGTGGACAAAGTTGTGGGTGTGCAGCCTACTGACGACGTCGAAGAAGTATTTTTGTTGGAAATGCAAGTGGATTTGGACATCCCTGGCTTTGAAGACAAGGATGAAAACGGCGAAGTCACCAAAATCCGCCTGCCTTACGTGGTCACCATGCTGGAAGACAGCCTGAAAGTGGTCGGTGTTCGCAGAAACTGGAGCGAAGACGACGAATTGAAGGTGCGCAAGGACTATTTTGTGCATTACGTGCTGGTCGAAGGCCTTGGCGCGTATGGCATGGGCTTTGTTCACATGGTCGGAGGCCTCTCCAAGGGTGCAACCAGTGCTTTGCGCCAGCTTCTGGACGCAGGAACGCTCTCAAACTTGCCAGCAGGCTTCAAGGCCAAGGGTGCACGGATCGCGGACAACGACAGTCCCATCCAGCCAGGCGAATGGAGAGACATTGACGCTGGCGGCGCGGAGCTTCAAGCCTCTTTGCTGCCTCTACCATACAAAGAACCGAGCCAAGCCCTGTTTGCACTGCTTGGATTCCTGGTTGACGCGGGCAAACGCCTGGCCAGCACTGCGGATATGCAGGTTGGCGACGCAAACCAGAACGCGCAGGTAGGTACAACCCTTGCATTGCTCGAGCGCGGCTCGATTGTCATGTCCGCCATCCACAAACGCCTGCACTATGCGCAAGGTCTTGAGTTCAAGATGCTGGCCAAGGGCTTTGGCGCGTACATGCCGGACAACTATCCGTACGATGTACCGGGCGGCGCGCGCTCGATCAAGAAGAAGGACTTCAACAACATGGTGGCGGTGCTGCCTGTTGCTGACCCCAACATCTTTAGCTCTGCCCAACGCATCACCTTGGCCCAAACGCAGCTGCAAATGGCCCAAAGCGCGCCTCAGATGCACGACATGTACGAGGCGTACTACCGCGTGTACTCTGCTTTGAACGTGCGGGACATCGACGGCATCTTGTTGCCGCAAAACACACAGATGCCCAAGGACCCGGCCAGTGAAAACAGCGACGTGCTCAACAACATGCGCTTGAAAGCCTTTGCCGGACAGCAGCATGACGCGCACATTGCCAGCCACTTGATGATGGGCCTGTCTCCTATCCTCCAAGCCAATGCCATGGCAGCGACCGCCCTGCAAAAACACATCCTGGACCACGTGAGACTCAAAGCGGAGGAAGCAGTGGAGGCAGAACTGTTCCAGAACTATGGCACGGACCCAGACGGCATTGTTTCTCCTATCCAAAAGGAAGGCATGGTGGCGCTGAAGATTGCTTTGTTCATGCAAGAGGTTCGGGACATGCAAAACCAGTTGTCTGGAGAGCAGGGAGACCCTCTGGTCGAGCTCAAGAAACAGGAATTACAACAGCGGGCCGACAACGACAACAAGAAACTTGCCTTGGACCAACAGAAGTTATCTCTGGACCAAGAAAAGATTGTGCAAAATGCCCAGGCACAACAAAATCGTGTAAAGTCACAAGAGAACATTGCGCAACTTCGAGCCGGTGTCGCCCGAGAGCGCATGAACGCCACACAAAACACACCACCTGCTCAAGGAGGCCGAAATGCCGCTTAAAAAAGGCTCAAGTCGCAAGACCATCAGTTCCAATATTGGCGAACTGGTAGGCACATATAAAGAAAAAGGAAAGATTGGAACCAGCAAGCCAAAGAACAAATCCGCAGCGGTGAAACAGGCCGTTGCGATTGCTTTGTCTACCGCTGGTAAATCCAACAGGCCTAGCAAGCCGAAGGAGGCCAAGAAGGGTGGCGCTTTCATGGTCGTAAAGAAGAAAGACGGCAACCGTCCGGTTGAGATATACTGAGACGTAAGCACTTGCCAACGGGTGGGGCCTTGTACCACCTGCTTTTCATGGGAATACCATGCTCGAATTTGCAGAATCAGTTGTCAAAGAATTAAGAAAGCTCCGAGAAGACTCGGAGGCTATCATTTTGAATGGCACCATCACTGACATAGAGCGATATCGCTTCATGATGGGACGCCTCGAAGGTTTAAAACTTGCCGATCAAGCTGTTCGTGATCTTTTGTCACGAAGGACTACCGATGATTTTTAACCACAGAGGAGATGCCAATGGAAGTTGAAGAGAACATGACAGCCCTGGAGCGCAAGTGGCGCGAAGAAGCTGAACTAAAAGGCCCAAGCCTTGACGATGCGTATACGGAAGACGGGTTTAACCCGGAGAAGCTTGAACAAGCTGTCCGAGACCGCATCCCTACCCCCACAGGCTGGCGCATCGCCGTCTTACCCTATCGTGGCGCGGAAAAGACCAAAGGCGGCATCGTCTTGTCTGAAGAAACCCAGAAGAAAACCCAACTTGCAACCAACTGCGGCTACGTCTTGAAGACGGGTAGCTTGGCCTATGCGGACGAATCAAAGTTCCCGCACGGAGCCTGGTGCAAGGAAGGCGACTGGATTATTTTTGGACGTTACGCAGGTTCTCGTATCCAAATTGATGGCGGAGAAATCCGAATTCTCAACGACGACGAAATCATTGGGGTTGTAAATAGCCCTGAAGATATTTTGCACATGTAAGGAGCCAAGTATGAATGAACAGCAAGAATTGGAATTCAAAATCGGCGAGGGGGAAGAACCTGTCGATATCGATATGGGAGAAGACGGCCAGTCTCCCAAGATTCAAGAGGGCGAGCAGACCCCTCACGTTGAGACAAACGGTGGCAACACTGAAAAACCTGACAACGAGCTCAACCAGTACAGCGAGAGCGTCAAGAAACGCATTGACAAGCTGACCGCTCGCCTGCGCGAGACCCAGCGTCGGGAAGAGGCCGCAATCACCTATGCACGAAACGTGCAGGCCGAGGCCCAGCAACTTCAGCAACGCATGTTCCGCACGGACGAAGAGCGCCTGCATGAAGCCAAGGGACGTATCGACACCCAGGTCGTTGCTCTGAAGCAAATCATCCGCAAAGCGCGCGAAGAAGGCGACATTGACACCGAGACCGAGGCCCAACAGCGCCTGGCGGACCTGACCTATGAGCAGCGTCAAGTGGCTGAAGAGAATCAACGCCGGGAACACTATGTAAGACAGCAACAGGCCCAGCCTGCTGCCCAAGCACAGCCTCAGTACCAACAACAACCCCAGTACCAGCAACCCGCTCAGGTGGACCCCAAGCTGGAAGACTGGATGGAGAAAAACTCATGGTATGGCCAGGACACGGTCATGACCAATACTGCCTGGGGAATCCACAAGCAACTCGTTATCAACGAGGGGTTTGACGGATCGTCAGATGAGTATTATGATGAGCTCGATAAACGCATGAGAAGCACTTATCCACGGAAATTTTCTCCTCAAGCGCAAACCAACAGTACCACCAGAAACGTGCAATCGGTGGCTCCTGCAACCCGTTCATCGGGAGTGAATAGTTCAGCACGCCGCACTGTGAGACTCTCACCGAGTCAAGTTGCGATGGCCAAAAAATTGGGCGTTCCTCTTGAGGAATACGCCAAGTACGTTAAGGAGTAAGAGATGACAGATAACCTTGTACCCACTTTAAACCGTGAATCTCGTAGCGCGAACACTCGTGACAGCGAAGCACGCCGCAAGCCCTGGGCTCCTCCTTCACGACTAGATGCTCCACCTCCTCTGGAGGGAACGAAGCACAGATGGATTCGTGCAGAAATTGCAGGTCAGGAAGATCGTACGAACGTAGCAGGAAAAATCCGCGAGGGTTACGAGCTTGTTCGTGCAGATGAATATCCTGATTTCCCTGTTCCATCTGTTGAAGACGGCCGACATGCTGGTGTTATCAGCGTGGGAGGTCTCCTCTTAGCTCGCATTCCCGAAGAGAACGTGCAGGAGCGTAATGCGTATTACCACCAACGTGCGAGCGATCAAATGCAGGCGGCTGATAATGAGTTGATGAAGAGCAATGCTCACAGTTCAATGAAGATTCAACGCCCCACACGGCAATCTCGAGTCAGCTTCGGCGGCCCCAAGGCTGCTGAATAATCTTTTTTAAAGGAATTATCAAATGGCAAACATCAATAAGCCCTTTGGTCTGCGTCCTCTCGGTAATCTCTCTGCTACTGGCGGTCAAAAACAGTACGGATACTTGATTAACGATAACCAGTCCGGAGCTATCTTCCAAGGCGACTTGGTAACCATTGACAATGGTTATCTTGTCAAATTCAACAACACGGACCATACGGCTGCTGTTGGTGTCTTGAATGGCGTAAGCTATATCGACCCCACCACAGGCAAGCCTACATGGAAGAACTACTATCCAGGTTCCGTCAACATCACCAGCGGCCAAATCGTTGCTGACGTGATCGACGATCCTAGCCAGTTGTTCATCATCCAAAACGCAGGCACTCCCACCCAAGCAAATATTGGTACCAACGCTGACATCACTGCCAGCACCACTGGTAGCACCACCACTGGTGTGTCCAATATGACCATGAGTGGCACGTTTACAGAAGCTGCTGCTGCCAATTTGAAAGCAGTTGGCTTGTGGAACGTACCGGGCAATGAGATGGGCCAATATGCCGTTCTCGTTGTGAAGATTAATGAGCACCTGTACGGCAGCACTGGCACGCCGGGCTTCAGTACCTAAGGAGAACATAAATGGCAATTTCCCGCGCACAACTCGTTAAGGAACTTGAGCCAGGCTTAAACGCCTTGTTCGGCCTCGAGTATAAAAACTACGAAAACCAGCACACCCAAATCTATTCAATCGAATCTTCAGACCGCGCGTTTGAAGAAGAGGTGATGGAATCGGGTTTTGGTGAAGCTCCTGTGAAGACTGAAGGCTCTGGCGTCGCGTACGACCAGGCGCAAGAGGTTTACACAGCGCGTTACACCCATGAGACCATTGCTTTGGCCTTCTCCTTGACTGAAGAAGCCGTAGAGGACAACCTCTATGACCGCCTTGGCGCTCGCTATACACGTGCTTTGGCACGCTCTATGGCTCAAACCAAGCAGATCAAAGCTGCTGCCATCCTGAACGGCGCTTTCACTACCTCTATCGGTGGCGACGGTGTTGCTCTGTGCGCAACCAATCACCCCACTTTGGGTGGTCCTAACTTGTCCAACACACTGGCAACAGCTGCGGACTTGTCTGAGACCTCCTTGGAGCAGGCGTTGATTGACATCTCTGCGTTCACCGATGAGCGTGGCTTGAAGATCGCTGTTCAAGGCTTGAAGTTGATTGTTCCTAAAGAGTTGCAGTTCACGTCAGATCGGATTTTGAAATCCACTCTGCGTACTGGAACTGCGGACAACGACATCAACGCCGTTCGCAACATGGGCATGGTTCCTCAAGGCTACACAGTCAACAACTTCCTTACCGATCCAGACGCATGGTTTATCAAAACCGACGCGCCTAACGGCATGAAGATGTTCACACGTGTGACCCTGAAAACCGGCTTTGAAGGCGACTTCGATACTGGTAACGTCCGCTACAAGGCACGTGAACGCTATAGCTTCGGCTTCAGCGATCCACGCGGCTTGTTCGGTTCGCCCGGCGCGGCCTAATGGTCGAGTAAACGGAAAAAGGGGCCTTGTGCCCCTTTTTCTTTTGGTGTATATTGGACACATTCCGGGGTTCTCCGGTGTATCTGACAGTCCCGGCTGACGACATGCAGACAGATACGCCCCAACTTGCATGTAAGGAAACTAATCATGGCTTTAACCACCTTCACTGGCCCAGTACGTTCGTTGAACGGTTTCATCACGGGCACTGGCGCTACAGTAACTGAACTGTCTGCCGCTACCGCTTCCCTAGACTTTGGCTCCATTGCTACGCTTGCACAAGCTGATCTGACAATCACTGTCACTGGTGCCGCTGTTGGCGACTATGTGACCTTGGCATTGCCTGCCGCGCCCACCGCTGGCATCGTGTTCAATGCATTTGTTTCAGCTGCCGACACAGTTACTGTGCGCGCAACCAACGCAACTGCCGGTTCGATCAACCCCGCTGCGGCTACTTACGGCGTGCTTGTTATCGCTGCCGCCTAATAGGAGGCCAACATGAGCTATAGCAACATCCAGTCAGCGTATGCGACTGGCACTGCTCAGATGGTTAATGGCAGAAGCCGCTTGGTGGGTATTTACTTCACCTCTACAGCGGCCGCTACCATGACCTTCAAGAGCGGAGGTGCCAGCGGTACTACACGACTGACACTGGCGTCACCATCTGCTGCCGGGTCAGACAGCATTTTGCTGTCTGAAATGGGGTTGCTCTTCGAGAGTGGCATCCATTTAACCGTGAGCGGAGCGGCAATCACCAGCGTCACTTTGTTCTTTGAGGGCGGGGCAACTGCGTAATGGCCTCCAAAGGCATGGGCATTAAAACCTCGGTAAAGAGCGGTAATTTCCGCCCTACCAAGGCAGGTGCAGGCATGACCAAAAAAGGCGTGGAGGCCTTTCGCAAAGCCAACCCTGGCAGCAAACTTAAAACAGCGGTGACTTCCAAGAATCCGACTGCGGCAGAGGCAAAAAGGCGTGCGTCTTATTGCGCTCGGTCCGAAGGCCAGATGAAGGATTTCCCTGAAGCTGCCAAGGACCCCAATAGCCGTTTACGTCAGGCGCGAAAGCGCTGGAGATGCTGATGCAAGTTGTTGAAGTATGGGCAGGCGGACTAACTCTCTTACTTGGAATCCTTGGCTACGTGATGCACGAGAAATTCCAGGAGTTGGCTCGCATAAGCATTCTTCTTAACAAGACAAGAGAGGAGGTAGCGCGTGATAACGTTACTCAAGCAGAAGTGGACAAGGTTATGGACCACATTGACCAGCGTTTTAACAAGCTGGAAGAAAAAATTGACAGACTTATTCAACACTCGAAATAAGGAGCAGTGATGGCAACAACTACAAAAATGAAGATGGTCATGAAGAACGGCAAGAAGGTCCCAGCCTTTGCTGCCGACAACATGGGCAAGATGAAGAAGGGTGGCATGGCAGATAAAGCTGGACGTGCTATGAAGACTAAAACCAGTGACTCTATGGGTCGCGCAATGAAAAAGGGGAAATAACATGGCTGGACGTGGAATGGGCTGCGCAACGCGCGGCGGTGGTGCTGTTGAGAGCGGCCCCGCAAACAAAATGATCTCTGAGACAAGCAAAACTACTGGCGTTCCTATGATGAAGAAAGGTGGCATGGCCATCAATCAACACAAACGGATGGCCATGGGCATGATGAAGGGTGGCAGCGCCAAGAAGATGATGAAGGGCGGAGCCTGCTAAATGACCACTTCAGGAACAACAACCTTTGATCTGTCGATTGACGATCTGATCGAAGAGGCATTTGAGAGATGCGGCATACGTGGCACAAACGGCTACCAGCTGAAGTCTGCGCGTCGCTCTCTCAATCTGTTGTTCCTGGATTGGGCAAATAGAGGTCTCAACCTTTGGACAATTGAGCAAGCTACCTATGCCATAACCCAAGGTATCAAAGAGATATCCTTGGATACTGACACAGTTAATGTCTTGTCTGCTGTCATTCGAGACCCTTCACAGGGCATCTTGACGGACATCACCATTGACCGTATCAGTCGCTCTGAGTACCTCAACATACCTGACAAGACTTCGCAAGCAAGGCCTGCTCAGTATTATGTGCAGAGAACGAATGTTCCCAAGGTGTTTTTCTATCCGGCAGCGGACCAGAACTACACGTTTGTGTACTACAGAATTCGTCGCATCCAAGATGCTGGTGCGTATACCAACACATCAGACGTCAACTTCAGATTCTTGCCATGCCTGACATCAGGACTGGCATACTACATCTCGCTCAAGTACGCGCCCGAGCGCACAGGCGCGCTCAAGACCATTTACGAAGAAGATTTCCTACGCGCCGCGATGGAAGACAGAGACACTGCCAGCGTTAACTTCGTTCCTGACTTAGGGGTGTAACGCATGGCCTTCGCAACAGGTAAATTTTCATATGGCCTGTGTGATTATTGCGGACAGCGATATGAGTACAACGTGTTGCGTAAAAACTGGCGTGGATTTAAGGTCTGCCCAGACGATTACGAACCAAAAGAGCCGCAACTCGAACCTTTGAAATATAGAGGCGATGCAATCGCCCTTTATGAGCCAAGGCCAGATAGAATTGAGCCTGTATCTGTCTTTGTAGGGGCACCAGGTTTTTCAGCTTTCCAAAGTTTTGGAACGGCGAGAAACACCAACGATATGCGTCCCTACATAGAGGATAAGGCCTTGATTGCTCAAGGAGTAGTTGGCTCTGTAACGGTGGTGATTTCATGACGTACAACGAACTTGTAACCAACATACGTAACTACACAGAGGTAGGGGCTAATGTCTTTACTGACGCGGTAATAAACGTGTTTATTACTTTTGCAGAAAATCGTATTTTGCGCGACATTGACTTAGATGTGTTTAAGCTTGAAGTGACAGCTAATTTAACAGCTAACAACAGGTTTTTAACTGCTCCTACTGATATCTTGACGCATAGATATCTCATAGTTACATCGGGAACAGATCAAATTTTCTTGGATTTTCGAGATACTTCTTTTATGAAAGAGTATTGGCCTAATGGGGCTACGACGGGTATTCCAAAATACTATTCGGTGTGGGATGAAAACACTTTCTACATTGCTCCTACCCCAAGTTCTGCTTTAGCGGTTGAACTAGGCTATATCTATCGTCCTCCACAGCTTTCCTCCACGAATACTACGACATGGATCAGTACAAATGCCCCAGAGGCGCTCTTCTATGCTTGTTTAATCCAAGCGTATAGCTACACTAAAGGGCCACCTGACATGATGGCTACCTTTGACGCAAGTTACAAGCAGTCCATTCAAGGACTTGGCATCGAGCAACAAGGCCGTCGCCGTCGTGATGAGTATCGTGATGGCATGGTACGTGTTCAACTCAAATCGGAGACCCCTGGACCATGATAGGCACTCAATCCCCTGTGTTATTAGGCAGCGTAAGCGTCGCTACCACCAATGGACGTGGCTGGACTCCGGATGAGTTGGCCGATCGGGCTATTGAAAAGATTATTTACGTTGGAAGTGAGTCACATCCAGCGATTCGAGACCAAGCGGTGGCTTTTCGAGGCGCTGTGCGGTCCGTTATCAAGGCCTATCTCGAGGAAGCCGTAAATCAAGATAGGGCAACTATCGCAATTCGCCTGCACGAAGCAGGACATTCCAACCTCGTTCATTTGTTAGGAGATTAAAAATGGCATTTTCAGGAAATTTCATGTGCACCAGTTTCAAAGTGGAACTGATGAAGGGGGTGCATAACTTCACGACCACCACCGGAAACACTTTTAAGTTAGCCATGTATGACAATAGTGCCTCTTTTACGGCGGCAACAACTGCATACACTGCTACCAATGAGGTGGCTGCATCAGGTTCGTATTCCGCTGGTGGAGGCACGTTGACTAACATCACGCCGACATCTACTTCGACCACAGCTTTCACGGACTTCGCTGATTTGTCGTTCACCAGCGCCACAATTACGGCCTTTGGGGCGATGATTTACAACGATTCTGCCGCAGGTGACCCTTCGGTATGTATTTTGGATTTTGGTGGCTCAAAGAGCTCTAGTGCGGGCACTTTCACCATCATCTTCCCAACTGCTGACGCAACGAACGCAATACTTCGTATTGCCTAAGAGGCGTAAGTGGCCGATGTACGGATTGCACTTGGTGGATATGGCAGTCAAGCCTGGGGTGAGGCCCCGTGGGGTGAGGGTGCGGTCACGCTGTCTGCAACAGGGCAGGTCGGCTCGGTTACAGCACAGTCGGACGTTATTGTCAGTGTTACCGGCGTCTCTGCAACAGGCCAAGTTGGTGCAGTTACTGTCACTGCAAATGCGGATGTCGCCCTTACGGGTGTTTCAGCCACGGGTCTCGTTGGTACGGCTACGGTCGTTGGAGAGGCTAACGTCAGTCTCACCGGGGTATCTGCCACGGGCTCTGTTGGGGCAGTCACGGTTGCTGCAAATGCTGACATCTTCGCTACTGGAGTGCAGGCAACGGGAGAAGTTGGCTCGGTTGACTTTACTGGGGACGCTAATGTCTCCCTTACCGGTGTTGAAGCAACGGGGACTGTTGGAAGCGTTGTCGTCGAGATCGTACAAGCTGTCACAGTTGTGGGTCTCTCGGCCACGGGCAGCGTGGGGTCAGTATCGGTCGGGCAGGGTGTTGGGGTTAGCGTCACAGGCGTACAAGGCGTTGGCCAGGTTGGCAGCCTTTTGGTTTGGACAATTGTGGATGACAGTCAATCAGTTAACTGGCAAAATGTCAATGATGCACAGGCAAATGTGTGGACCCGCGTAGCGGCATGAGGAAAACAAGATGACAATTAATTACACCACTCTTCTTGGCCTGGCACAGCCGGTCACGGGTACCGAGGCAAACACCTGGGGAACTGTCGTCAATGACGAAATCACAGCGTTGGTGGATTCTGCTGTTGCAGGAACGACCACTATCACTTCTGATGCGGATGTGACGCTGACCACCACAGCGGGAGCGGCCAATCAGTCGCGCCAGGCGATTATTCTATGGACAGCGAGCGGTACTGTTACCCGAAACATCACTGCCCCTGCGCAGAGTAAAACGTACATGGTGATTAATTCCACCGGCAGCACTCAGTCTATTGTTTTGCGAGGCGTTGGGCCAACGACAGGTATCACGGTAGTGGCTGGTGAGAAGTGTGTCGCAGCCTGGAATGGTTCGGATTTTGTAAAGATTGCCACAACGACTGTTGATGGCGTCTCCACTTTTTCTGCTGGAACGACAGGATTCACGCCGTCTACAGCGACTTCTGGTGCAGTAACCCTGTCTGGAACGCTGGCAAACACAAACGGCGGTACAGGTCAGTCAAGCGCATTTACCCAATACGGCATTACCTATGCCAGCACGACTACCGCACTGGCAACAACATCGGCAGGCACGTCAACCACAGTTTTGCACGGAAATGCGTCTGGTGCGCCAACATTTGGTGCTGTATCTTTAACTGCTGATGTTTCTGGCACGCTACCAGTTGGCAATGGCGGTTCTGGTGCGACTACCTTAACTGGTGTTTTGAAAGGTAATGGCACTTCAGCGTTTACAGCGGCTACCGCAGGCACTGACTATGTTGCTCCCGGAACTGCAACCACATTCACCGCACTTCAGACATTTGCAGGCACTTCATCAAACGCTGACATGAAGACCTCCAATATTTTGGAGACTGCTACTGTTTCTGCGACTGCGGCGACAGGCACGATTGCCTACGATGTCACGACCCAATCTGTTTTGTATTTCACCACCAATGCGTCTGGCAACTTCACCGTGAACTTTAGGGGCTCAAGCGGCACATCGTTGAATACGGTTATGTCAACAGGCGAGTCTTTGTCTGCCACTTTCTTGGTGACAAATGGTTCTACGGCCTATTACAACTCCGCTGTACAGGTAGATGGTTCTTCAGTGACTCCAAAGTGGCAAGGCGGCACAGCACCGACAAGTGGAAATGCAAGCTCAATTGATAGCTACACTTATGTAATTATCAAAACAGGAAGTGCCGCTTTTACCGTTTTAGCTTCTGTAACCAAGTTCGCATAAGGACACGCAGATGCCACGTTTATCAAAAATTGGAGCCGCCGCTCTTGCCGCTTTTGGGTGGACTGGTATTACAACTGTTACTGCCTCATACCTTGTGGTGGCTGGCGGTGGTGGTGGCGGTAGACAGCGTGGCGGCGGTGGTGGCGCAGGCGGTTTCAGAACAGGGACACTGTCTTTAACGCCAACCCTGTCCTATACGGTCACCGTTGGCGCTGGTGGGGCTGGTTCAACAGTCACTACAGCCAAAGGTTCAAACGGCACTGATTCAGTTTTTTCTTCCATAACCTCCACTGGTGGTGGCGGCGGTGGCTCATCAATTTCAACTAATTCATCCCCTATTTTAAGTGGAGCAAGTGGCGGTTCTGGTGGTGGAGGTGCGGCTGATTCAGCGTCAGGAACAACATTTGGAACTGGCGGCGCAGGAAATACACCATCAACCAGCCCAAGCCAAGGAAATAATGGCGGCGCTTCAATAGCAAGCTCAAATTACGGCGGTGGAGGTGGTGGCGGCGCTGGTGGCACTGGAAGCACTGGAACAACATCAACTGGCGGTGCTGGTGGCACAGGAACTGCAAGTAGCATCAGCGGAGCTTCAGTCACTTATGCTGGCGGTGGTGGTGGCGGCATTCAAAATGCTGGCGGTGGCGGCGCAGGTGGCTCAGGAGGTGGCGGTGCTGGTGCTGGCGGTGCTGGTGCGGGTACAAACGGCACAGCCAACCTTGGCGGCGGTGGCGGTGGTGACGGCAATGCTGGCGTTAACGGTGGCACAGGCGGCTCAGGTGTTGTCATCATTTCCTATGCTGGCGCACAACAGTTTGGTGGCGGTGTCGTCACTTCTGTTGGTGGCAACACCATTCACACATTTACAACTTCTGGCACTCTTGTTCCAATTACATCTTTGAGCGCATCCTATTTGGTTGTTGCTGGCGGAGGCTCAGGTGCATCAGGCTCAGGCGGCGGCGGTGGTGCTGGTGGCTACCGCACAAGCTCGGCAACAATTGACCCCAACTCAACTTATCTTGTAACAGTTGGCGCTGGCGGTGCGGCTACCGCTTATGGTTATGGCTCTGCCACTCCCAGCGGGACAAGCTCATCATTTTTGGCTACCACTTCCGCAGGTGGTGGCGGTGGAACCGCTGGACAAAATGGTGGTGGCACAACCAATGGGGCGGCTGGCGGTTCTGGCGGTGGAGGTGGATATAACGGCACAGGTGGCGCAGGAAATACTCCAAGTGTTTCTCCATCACAAGGAAATAGTGGTGGTAATGCTTCTGGTACTGGGGAGTATCCATCAGGCGGTGGTGGGGGCGCATCTGCGGCTGGCGGCTCATTCAGCGGCTCGACACCCGGCAATGGTGGCGCTGGTACAGCAAACTCCATCTCTGGCTCATCCGTCACTTATGCTGGCGGCGGAGGCGGCTCTGCAACAAGTACAGCGGGAAGCGGTGGAGCAGGTGGTGGTGGTGCTGGCGCATCTGGCACAAGTTCAGCAACAGCGGGAACAGCTAATACAGGCGGTGGCGGTGGCGGAGCAAGAAACAGCGCAAACAGTGCATCTGTTTTTAGTGGCGCTGGCGGCTCAGGTATTGTCATCATCAGCTACGCTGGCTCTACCCAACTCATGGCTGGTGGTACTGTCACCATCTCTGGTGGTAATGTCATCCACACATTCACATCAACTGGATACTTGGCTCCATTGAAGTATGTGAACAACTCTTTGCGTTTCCGTGCAAGTGCGTCTGCTTATTTGAATCGGACACCTACAACTGCATCTAACCGCACAACGTGGACTTGGAGCGGCTGGGTTAAAAGAGGCTCACTTGGCTCGGTTCAAGAGTTATTTATGGCTGGTGCGGCGGCGGCTGACTATACCGCCTTGTTCTTTAACTCAACAGACACTTTGAGTTTTCACAATGTAGCGTCTAGCGCAAACGCTGGAAGAAAGTTTTCTTCGGCTGTATACCGTGACCCAGCGGCTTGGTATCACATTGTTGCTGTATGGGACACAACCAACGCAACAGCAAATGACAGAATGATTTTGTTTGTAAATGGAGTTCGATTAACTTCGTATTCTCCAGATGAAAACCCGTCATCAAGTCAAGTTGGTCAAGTAAACAACAATGCAGTTCATACCATAAGCAAGAACAGCACTTCGGCAGTGCAGTATGTTGATGGCTACATGGCAGAAATCAA